AACAGAATGTGGGTTTAAAGAAATTTTAACCATAAAACCTTTTGGTGATTTAGTATCAAAATTTGATACGGGTAATTCAGGTATGCCAGTTATTCATGCTGATAAATTTGAGTTGATGAAAAATAATGAAATCAAATGGACATTATTAGGTAAAACTATTACCTCTAAAATAGTAAGAAAAGAAGAAATCTCTGTTGGTGGTTTAAGAGATTATGAAGAAACTAGATATGTGGTCAAACTTGATGTTGAGTTTGCTGGTGGCTTCTACAAAGATATAGAATTTACCATTGATGATAGAGAAGATAGAACACCTATCTTACTAGACAGAGCATTTATGAAACGATTAAATGTCATGGTAAACCCACAAAGAAAGTATGTGATAACAACTAAATATAGTTTAGATTAGGAGATAATATGAGTGAAGTGAGAATAGTGAGAATGAGCACAGGTGAAGATATTATTGCTGGTGTTGAAAGAGGTGTTGATGTAGTAACATTGAAAAAACCATTTGTTATTATACCAATGCAACCTCAACCAGGCAAACCTGTACAGTTGATGATGACACCTTATATGCCGTATTCGGCAGATGCTAATGTTGAAATTAGTAAAGACAAGGTGGTTACAATAGTAAAACCAAAAGATGATATTTTAAAATCATATCAGGCTAACATTAGTCAAATCATCACACCAAACAAAGAACTTATTACCGAAACAAAATTACCTAAGATTTAATGGTCAAGGTTAATTTTATCAGAGATACCGAAGTATTGTCGGTAGACATGCCTGTTGGCAGAACCATTATGGAGGCGGCGAAAGAACTGGATTTACCAGAGATTCCTGCTGATTGTGGTGGTTGTCAAGCATGTGGCACTTGCCATATTTACTTAGATGGTGTATGGTGTGATAAGTTAAAGATAGAACAAAATTCGTTAGAACAAGATTTACTTGAATATGAAAAAGATTATATTGAAGGCAAATCCAGATTGGCATGTCAAATACAATTAGATGATAGTTTAGATAATGTAACGGTGAGATTGAGAAAACATGAACTTTTATAAATCAGTTATTGAACACAGAGGTAAATTACTAGTACGAGGTGTATTAGGTGAAAAAGAATTCAAGGAAAAACTTGACTTTGAACCTACTTTATTTGCCTTAACACAAGAGCAATCTGATTGGAAAACTTTGAAAGGTCAAAGTCTAAAACCTATTCAGTTTACCAATATTGATGCAGCTCGTAGATTTAGAAAAGAAGTTGCAACTGAAAACTCACCAATTTATGGCCTAGAAAGATATCACTATCAATATATCGGTCAAAATTATCCTGGTCAAATTCAGTGGTCAAAAGACTTAATCAAAATTTATACACTTGATATTGAAACAACTTGTGAAAATGGTTTTCCAGATGTAGAAAATCCTATAGAAGAAATTATTTGTATCACTGTAAAAAATCAATCTAACAAACAAATTATTACTTGGGGTGTTGGTAAGTTTCATACAGATAGAACAGATGTAACTTATGTAGAATGTGAAAGTGAAAAACAATTAATCTTTGAATTTATGAAATTCTGGATTAAAAATCATCCTGATGTTATTACAGGTTGGAATACCAAGTTTTTCGATTTACCATATTTGATGAACAGAATTAAACTGGTTGCAGATGAAAAGATTGCTAATCGTATGTCACCTTGGAACATTGCAAGGCGTGATGAGATTGCCGTTAGAGGTAGAATTCAAACAGTTTATACTTTGTTAGGCACAGTGATGCTTGACTATCTTGACCTATACAAATGGTTTATACCAACTAGGCAAGAGAGTTACAAACTTGACCATATTGGTGAAGTAGAACTTGGTCAAAACAAGAATGAAAATCCTTATGACACATTTAAAGATTTTTATGAGAAAGATTTTCAAAAGTTTGTCGATTATAATATTCAAGATGTTGAACTTGTTGATGCATTAGAAGATAAACTTGGTTTGATTGACCTTGCTCTAACTGTTGCATATGAATCCAAAGTAAACTATGATGATATATTTTCACAAGTTAGAGTGTGGGATACACTGATTGCAAATCATTTATATGAACAAAAGATTGCCGTACCACCAAGAGAAGAACACAGTAAAGAGACAAAGTATGAAGGCGCCTATGTGAAAGAACCTTTGCTTGGTCAACACAAATGGATTGTTTCATTTGATATCAACTCTCTATATCCTCACATCATTATTCAGTATAATATTTCACCAGAAAAAATTATTGGTTCATCATCACAAGGTGTCAATGTAAATAAAATGATTGACATGAAAGTGCCATTGAACTTTCTAAAAACTGAAGGTGCTTGTTTAACACCAAACGGTGCAATGTTCAAGAATGATGAACAAGGTTTCTTGCCTAAAATGATGCAGACCATGTATGATGAACGAGTTATCTACAAGAAAAGAATGTTGAAGGCAAAAGAACAATATGAAAGAACTAAAAATCCTGAACTAAAAAAAGAGATTGCTCGTTGTCATAATATTCAATGGGCAAGAAAGATTGCCTTGAACTCAGCTTATGGTGCAGTTGGTAATCAGTATTTTAGATACTATGATGTAAGACAGGCAAGTGGTATTACAACTGCTGGCCAGTTTATTATTCGTTTCATTGAAAAGAAAGTGAATGAATATCTAAACAATATTCTACAAACAAAAGGCGAAGCAGATTATGTTGTCGCCTCAGACACAGATAGTATCTATGTAAACTTAGGTAAACTTGTAGAAAAAACTTGTGAGGGAAAAACAAATGACCAGATTGCAGATTTCTTAGGTAAAGTTTGTGACAATAAACTAGAACCATATATTGCAAAATGTTTTGATGAACTTGCTGATTATTCTAACGCATTTAAAAATGCCATGGTTATGAAACGAGAAGTAATTGCCAACAAAGGTATTTGGATTGCAAAGAAAAGATACATGTTAAATGTGCTAGACGAAGAAGGCATAAGACTTTCGAAACCTAAACTTAAACTTATGGGTATCGAAGCAGTCAAGTCTAGCACACCCCAAGTTTGTCGAGGTAGAATTAAAGAAGCAATCAATGTCATCATGGAAAAAGAAGAAACAGATTTACATAAATTTATTGCAGACTTTAGAAAAGAGTTTTTTGAATTGTCTGCTGAACAAGTTTCTTTTCCTAGGTCATGTAACAACCTGAAGAAGTATCGTAGTGCTAGTGATATCTTTATCAAAGGCACACCAATACATGTAAAAGGTGCCTTGATATATAATCATAAGATTGAAGAACTTGGTTTACAAAACAAATACCCTTTAATTCAAGAAGGCGATAAGATTAAATTTGTTAAATTGAAACCTGCAAATCCATTTAAATTTGATGTTATTAGTTACATAACCACATTACCAGATGAATTTATGCTTGCCAAATATGTGGATTATGATACTATGTTTAATAAGACTTTCTTAGACCCAATGCAATTTATATTAGATGCAATAGGCTGGAAGTCAGAACCACAAGCGACTTTAGAGGCATTTTTTGGTTAATATGAGCTTGACATTATCATTATTATATTGTATTATACCTTTATTGTTGATGTGTTTATTATTATGGATGTGGAATGGCGAAGACCCTAAATAGAGAACAAGCACTACATTGTGCTAATATTTTTAACGATTACTTTGGTCAGTTTAGTCGTATCGACCACTACATGCGAGACCAAAAGATGGCTCAGATTGAGGCATTACCTACTACACTTCCTGGCATGGGCATGGATGCCGATATGTTTGATGACTTTAGTATGTCACCTGAGGTGATGGACTTAGAAGTTGTTGAACTAGATAATCACACATGGGACACTTGCATTAATATGATATCAAGTCATAGTAATATGGTCAGTATTCCAGGAAAGGCTTTGAAACTTGCCGTTAAAGAAAAAAATACAAATAAGTTTGTTGGTTTTATGCGTTTTGGTTCTCCAGTTATTAATTGTAAACCACGAAATGATTTATTGGGGAATGTACCTGAACTAAAAGTATTTAACAAAACTGCTATTATGGGTTTTGTGATTGTGCCTTGTCAACCATTTGGTTTTAATTATCTTGGTGGTAAATTATTGGCCGCTTTATGTTGTTCACATGAAGTTAGAGAAAAGTTAAACAAGAAATATGACATGAACTTGGTGATGTTTGAAACCACAAGTTTATATGGTAACACAAAAGGTGCCTCTATGTATGACGGTATGAAACCTATGTTACGATATAAAGGCAATACAATGTCAGATTTTATACCAATGATGCATGGTAAACCTTATCTTGACATGGTAGAATATGTTGAGAATATTGTTGGTAAAGGCGAATTGGTACCAGAGGGTGCATCAAGTAGAAAATTAAAAATGACCACTGC